GTAAGAAAGTTAAGATCATTACTTCCTGATGAATTGGTTTTAGAACCTGAAGGGAAAAAATATATGCCTTACTTTGAACAAATTCTTTACAGTATTCCTGCAGAACAATTTTTAAAGGACGTTATTGCGAATGTAATTTCTGATGACGCATCAGATAATAGTAAAGCAACAAGAAAATTTGAGGAAATTTTTGCTAAAGCTAAAGCAGAATATCAGAAAGTCAACCAAGCTGAAGATGATGATGATTACGATGAGGATGAAGAAGATGACGATATCCTTACAAGATTAGGTTTATAATAAATTTATATTTTTACTATGAACCCCCTTTTATGAAAATAATTGGGGGTTTTGATATTTATATGTAAATCATTTTATGAGTTTCACAAAAGAACAATTGATGCTTGAGTTTGTTAAATGTATGAGAGACACACCATATGCTCTTCGCACATATCTACAAACATATGATAATACAGTATCAAAATATGTTCCATTAGAATTGTTTCCAGATCAGGTTTCACTACTTAAAGACTATGAAGAATACGAAGAAAATATTGCGTTAAAATATAGACAAGCAGGTGTATCAACTGTAACCGCCGCTTGGGTTTCAAAAAGATTAGTTTTCGCAAAAAAAGAACGTCCCGAAAAAATTCTAATTATTGCCAACAAACTTGATACGTCAATGGAGATGGCTAATAAGATTAGAGCGTTTGTTGAGCAGTGGCCTAAATGGGTTGGTGCAGGGTTTTCTGCTGATAAAAACTCACAAAAACATTATAAATTAACAAATGGTTCAGAAGTAAAAGCTGTGGCAACATCAAAAGATGCATTACGTGGATTTACACCCACAATACTTGTATTTGATGAAGCGGCTTTTATTGAAGCTGACAGTGACTTTTGGGCTGCTTGTATGGCATCACTATCTACGGGTGGTAAAGTAATAGTTGTATCAACACCAAACGGGTACGATCCAATTTATTACGAAATATACAACCAAGCAACAAAGGGGATGAATAACTTCAAAATCTCCGAAATGTTTTGGTATAGAGATCCAAGATATGCAAAAGATTTGTTTTTGGTACCAACAGACGACTTAATTGATTATTTGTTAAATAAAGACGAAAAAGATACTTCTAAAAATATTTCATTTGCACATATCGATCCTTATGAAAGAGATTATAAAGAATTAAGTGATTTATTTTCAAAAGGTTACAAACCTTGTTCTACTTGGTATGAGAAAATGGTTAAAAAACTTAAGTATGACAAAAGAAAAATAAATCAGGAGTTAAATTGTGAATTTTTAGGTTCAGGGGATAACGTATTTGATAGTAAACAACTTGATTATATCAAACAAAACACACTGGAGGATGCACCAAATAAAATGATGGGTAATTCATTGTGGTTATGGAAAGAACCTATTGAGGGACACAAATATATTATGGGTGTTGACGTATCTCGTGGTGATAGTGAAGATTTCTCAACAATCCAAATAGTTGATTTTGACGAAAGAGAGCAGGTTTTTGAATACGTTGGTAAAATACCACCAGATTCATTAGCTGAAATTGCATATAAATGGGGATTGATGTATAACGCATTTTGTGTTGTGGATATTACTGGTGGTATGGGTATTACAACAGTAAGAAAAATGCAAGAATTAGGATATAAGAATTTATACATTGATGGCGTGGACTCAACAAATATTTGGAGTTATAATCCAAAGGCACAAGATAAAATACCAGGAATAAACTTTAATAATAAAAGAGTTCAAATAATAGCAGCTTTTGAAGAATATGTTAGACATAAGTTTAAAGTAAAAAGTGTTCGTTTATATAATGAAATGAATACTTTCATATATGTTAATGGTAGACCCGATCACCAAAAAGGTCAACATGATGATTTAATAATGTCAATAGCAATGGCAATATACGTTGGGGAGTCGTCATTTCAAAAACTTGAAAAAGTTGTTGAAAAAACTAAAATAATGATTGAATCGTGGACTGTAAGTAATAATGATTCTGTTGGTAAACAAGTTCATTTTGATCCTGTAATGCCAAATACTCATATGTTTTCTGAAAGACAAAGAATGAATTCAGGTCCATCAAAGGATGAATATATAAAATACGGATGGTTATTCGGGGGTATGAAAAGATAAAAAAATGGGATTAGAACGAAGACCTACTTCTGGAAAAATAAATGGTGGATCTAACTTAATAGTTCCTGGGTTAAATGTATATTCCGTAAAAGTTGCACCAAATACTTTTGGGTTCAAGAAAGGTAGTGGTGTTGATAATAAAAGAATTTATAACGTTACAACTCCCACACCAAGTCAAACACCTTTACCTACACCAACTCCTACACCAACCCCAACTTAAAACATACTTGACGCTATAGTAGTAACAAATGACGTTTACATAGAAGTTGGGACTGATTTGTATTTAAAATACGAAGAATAATAAATTAAAAATTTATGAATATTTATATTTGACAATTATAAATTAATTTTTTTATATGGAACAAAACACAAACCAATTAACCGTATGGCAAAGGCTATCAAAAACATTTGGACCTAATTCATTATTAGGACAGGATGTGCCAACACATAGATTTGATAAAAAAGAGTTATTAAGAACTAAAGATAGAAACGAGTTTGAGAAAGAAAAATTACAAGCGCAACAATCTTTATTTTTGGCAAATCAATGGACAAAGATTGAAAACAACCTATATACTCAAGCAATTTATTATGAACCAACGAGATTAGCCGCGTTTTACGATTATGAATCTATGGAGTTTACTCCTGAAATATCAACAGCTCTTGATATCTATGCTGAAGAATCCACAACACCAAATGAAGACGGACACATACTTCAAATATATTCAGAATCAAAAAGAATAAAAGGTATTTTAGCCGATTTATTTAATAATACTTTAGATATTAATACCAATCTGCAGATGTGGATTAGAAACACCTGTAAGTATGGTGATAATTTTGTTTATCTAAAATTAGATCCAGAAAAAGGTATAATTGGCGGTGTGCAATTACCTAATATTGAAATTGAGAGGATGGAAAAGGGTATGACACCAAGAAGTCCAAATACCGAAGTCAAAACAGATGAAAAAGGTTTAAGGTTCAATTGGAAAGAAAAGAATATGGAGTTCAACACTTTTGAGGTGGCTCACTTTAGATTGTTGGGTGATGACAGAAAACTACCATATGGAACATCTATGTTAGAAAAAGCACGAAGGATTTGGAAACAATTAGTTTTAGCGGAAGACGCAATGTTGATTTATAGAACATCAAGAGCCCCTGAAAGGAGAGTATTTAAAATATTTGTAGGTAATATGGACGACAAGGATGTTGAACCGTATGTACAAAGAGTCGCTAATAAATTTAAGAGAGATCAAATAGTAGATAATAAAACAGGAAATGTTGATTTACGTTTTAATCAAATGGCAGTAGATCAAGATTATTTTATTCCTGTTAGAGATGCGACACAAACAATGCCTATTGAGACATTAGCCGGCGCGCAAAACCTATCTGAAATTGCGGATATTGAATATATTCAAAAGAAACTTGTCACAGCTTTACGTATCCCTAAAGCGTATCTTGGGTTTGAGGAACCAGTTGGTGATGGTAAAAATTTATCTTTATTAGATATTCGTTTTGCAAGAACAATTAATAGAATCCAAAAAAATATGCTTGGTGAATTAAATAAAATTGCAATTATTCATTTATTCTTATTAGGTTTTGAGGACGAACTACAAAATTTCACGTTAGGACTTAATAATCCATCAAAACAGGCAGATTTATTAATGGTTGATGTATGGAAAGAAAAAGTATTGTTATATAAAGATCTTGTTAGTGAAATACCAAATTCGCTTGCACCAACATCAGCAACTTGGGCTAAAAAACATATTTTTGGGTTCTCTGATGAAGATATTAAAATTGATACACAAAGACAAAGAATGGAAAGAGCAGTTGCTGCGGAACTTGCAAATACTGCAACAGTCATTACACATACAGGTATGTTTGATACTATTGATAGATTATACAAAACTGTAAGTGGTACAACTGATGGTACACCACCGCCACCACCTGAAGGAGGTGGATTAGATATGGGTGGAGGAGCACCACCTCCAGGACCGCCACCACCAGAACCAGGTGGTTTACCTGAAAGTAAAAAGAAGCTTGAAAATTTACTTTTAGAAGGTGACGATATTGATTTTATGTATAAAAACTCTTCTTTGGGGGATATTGAAAACGAATTACTGAAAATACTTAAAGATTAATATATTTATATTAAAAAAGTTATGAAAATAGGATTAATAAAAAGTAAGGTGGAAAAATGTCTAACTGAATCTTATGGAAGAGATACATTTAAACCGAATATGTTTATTTTTAAGGAGTTGGTTTTGGAGAATAAAAATTTAAGTAAATTGTTTTTTCTTTACGACGAACTATCCTCAAAAAAATCGTTAAACGAATCTACAGGAACCGAGTTAATTAATGAGTCAATCACGTTATATGAAAATACTGTAAATAAAATAACGAAAAAACAGATTGATGAGGTGAACCTTTGGTTAGCGGACGTTAAAACCGAAAACAAATATGAAAATTTAGATAACCTGTTTTCAACAAACGTTCTTACGTTAGAAAATAAAATTAAAAGTAAAAAAATAATTTTAGAAAACTTAAAACAAGAACTTTCAGATGTAACTGAAATTTCAGAAAAGATACCTCTAAAACAATTAGTCAATGTTGCAAACAAAACTGTAAACGATTTTTTAGGTTCATTAAATGAAAGTGATACTAAAAAACTTAAAAGTATCTTATCTGAAGATGAAAAAAAATTAAAATTAAAATTTGAGGTAATAAAAGAAAGTGTTACAGACAAATTAGAGGAACTTAAAGAAAGTGAGAGTGATACGGAAACATTACAACGTATTAATGAAACATTAAATAGAGTAAACGCGGAAGAGTTCTCCCGTATTAACTATTTCAAACTACAAGAGTTAAATAAAAATATTTAATTTTGTGATTTAAATTTCTGAAGATATTCAGCCTTTTTAAAAATCTGTCTTTTAAGGACAGATTTTTTTGTATACTCTCTCCTCTCATTTAGTTTAGAATTTTGACGTGTTTTAATAACCTTACTTTTAAGTTCCTTCAGGGCACGTTCAATATCATTTTTTTTGACTGTTACAATAAGCATAAATTATTTAGTTAGTTTTTTGTTATATTGATATATATCCCAAATTTACATAAACTTCAATAAAATAAACATGATAGATATGAAAAATTATTATGAAAAAAGGAAAAACCTCCAAAATCAACGGTTTTAGGACATCAAAAGTATTGTATGGAACAGTTGACTCAAAAGAATTCAAATCACTTTACTTAAACATTCAAACATGGGTAGAACCAAAATTAGAAGTAGAAAATTGGACAAGATTAGTTCTTAATATGAATAGAGCAGTTAAACACTCCGTTTATGAAAATTTAGATAAAACATTATTTGATGATAAATTTATTGTTGATTTAGATTTAAGAACAAGTGGTTTACAACTAAAAAAGAAATCTTTTATGAATTTAGAAATAAATCTATTCTTAAATGAAACAATAGATTTCAAATCCACAAAACTAAAAAAATCACTTAAAAATTTAACCAAAGAAATATACTCTGATGTTTTCACGGGAAATGAGTATTTCAAGTTTTATTTGACAAAAAATGGAAATTCAAAACCACAGAAGGTAAAAATAGAAAAAGTTTAATATTTATTATAAAAACTTTTGAAATGAAGATATTAGGACCAAACGATACAGGTAGGGGAATTCTTATTGAATATGACGCAGGATATATTAATCCAAAAACTCACGAAAACCATTTTATAATGGAACAGAAGAACTTTTTAGATCATTCAAAGCCATTTGAATTCTACGCTGTTTTACAAAAATACAACACCCCAAATAGGAACGGAAGAGTATATCCTGAAAAGGTATTAAAAAGGGAAGCTGAAAATTATAAAAAAATGATTGACAAAGGAACTTCCCTTTCCGAACTTAACCACCCCGAATCATCTCTTATAGATTTAGATAGAGTATCACACATTATAACTGAAGTATGGTGGGACGGACCTGTTCTTTTAGGTAAGTTAAGGTTACTTACAAGTCCTGGATTTCACGAAAGGGGTATATGTTCCACAAAAGGCGATTTAGCCGCAAACTATTTAAGACAAGGTGTAACACTTGGTATTTCTTCTCGTGGTGTTGGCTCTCTAAAAAAGGTTGGTGAACAAAACGAAGTTCAAGATGATTTTGAATTAATCTGTTTTGACTTGGTATCTTCTCCATCAACACCTGGTGCTTATCTTTTCAGTGATGAAAATGAAAGAATGAAGTTTGATGAGAATTTAGAAGAGGACAAAAAAATGGCAGTTGAGAGAAATGTTGGTGATAGTGGAAACAAATCACTTGACTTAATGAAACGTTTATCCGATTATTTGGGTAAATAAAAAAATTATGGAACAAGGAGAAAAATATTTTGTAGCAAAAATCACTTCTGATTTATTGGATACTGAATCAGGTAAAGTAAAAAAAGTTAAAGAAGAAAAATTAGTTTTAGGGTATACACCCACGGATGTTGAGGCAAAAGTCACAAAAGTATATGAACACTATACAATGGATTGGAGAATTACATCAATTACCGAAAGTAAAATTGATGAGGTGATAGAATAAAAACAAATAAAATACAAATAAAAAAAGGGAATGACAATAGTTGTTCCCTTTTTTTATGTCCAATAACGAATTTTTTAATAAGATGGTGTATTTATATGAATAAGAAAAAAATTAAATGGCAAGAAAAGAAACAGCTATTGAAGACGCACTATTCCAAATCAAGAATTTGGAGGAAGCTCTTAACAGAAATGCACAAGGAATACTTTCTTCTACAATGAAGGAGGAAATCAGCTCTTTAGTAAAAGAATCTCTTAAAGAACAAGATGAGGTTGACACAGAAACTGAAACGGAAGTGGATGTTGATAATGAGGATGAAACAGGTGCCGAAGAACAAGATACCGAAATGGTAGACACTGAATTAGAAGATGATGAAATGATGGAGCCACCTGTAGAACCTGAAGATGACACAATTGATTTAACCCAAGCTTCTGATGAAGAGGTTTTGAAAGTATTCAAAGCAATGGGTGATAATGACGGTGTTATCGTAAAAAAAGATAATAATATGTTGCATTTATCTGATACAGAAAATAATACAGATTATCTTATCCAACTGGGTGAATCCGAAGAAGAAATGATGGAATTTGACGATATGGACTTTGATGATGAGGAAGAAATGGACTTTGATGATGAGGACATGGATTTTGATGGTATGTCATTTGAGGACGATGACGAAATGGGGTTTGATGATGAGGACGAATTCACCGAGGGTGAAGCGATTCCTACTATTGAACCTGAATTCCAATCTACTATGCAAGAAACAATCTATGAATTAGAACTTGATGATGACATGGGTGGAAATAGAAAAAAAGTTTCTTTCGGACGTGAATCAGAAATGATGGAATTTGACGAAATGAGTTTTGAAGACGATGAGTTAGAATCTGAAATGATGGAAATGTATGATGAATTTGACGACATGGAAATGGATTTTGAAGATGAGGACGAAATGGACTTTGAAGATGAGGACGAAATGTACGAATCTTGGATGAATGAGTCAAAGAAAACCACAAAAGCCAAAGGTATGGGTATGGGTAATGCCTCTAAATTTAAATATGGGAAAACCACTGATTACCCAACACACAAACAAAAGGAAGCTTTTGGTGGTGGTAAAGTTAAAGCTATGGGTACTGGTAAACCTAAATTTGATTATAAGGAGGAAGTTAATTATGATGGATTTGGTAAACATCCAAAAAAACAAGTAAAAAAGATGGAACCCAAAGAAGCATCAAGAACTTTAGGTAACGGTAAAAGATGGGGTAGAAAAGGTTTAGATAAACCAAAAGCAGCACCACGTCATTTAAGAGTTGAAAGTTCAAAAGAACTTGAACTAATGAGAGCAAAAAATGAAGAATACAGAAAAGCTCTTGATTTGTTTAGAACTAAATTAAATGAGGTTGCAATTTTTAATTCTAACCTTGCATACGCAACCAGATTGTTTACCGAACATTCAACAACAAAACAAGAAAAAATCAACATTTTAAGAAGATTTGACAATGTTGATACTTTAAAAGAGTCAAAAAATCTTTATAGAGTGATTAAAAGTGAGTTAGGAACTGAAGGACCGAGTGCCTCGCCAATTAACGAGTCAGTTCAGAGAACTGTAGAAAAAACACCTTCAACAGGATCTGCAGTAAACTTGATTGAATCTAAAACTTACGAAAATCCTCAATTCTTAAGAATGAAAGATTTAATGACAAAAATTAAATAAAATAAACTTTTTAAACAAACCGTATATTTATAATATACATAAAATTAAATAAAGCCTAAAAAAAATAAAAAAATGGGAGCATTATTAGAATCAGGTCTTGTAGGTAACATTGGGCTTAAGCACCTAAAAGTTATCAAAGAAGACACAATTAACAAATGGGACAGATTAGGGTTCCTTGATGGAC